TGGTGGTACAAGCAATGTAACCATGACCAAGAATGTTAAAGACGGTTTTGATACATGCCCATCGTCATCTTATATGGTATTCGATAGTGGATACAAATACATGTATGACAAATACAATGACGTTTATCGGTATGTACCACTAAACGGTGATACAGCTGGTCTTTGTGCAAATACAGATACCGTTGCAGACCCTTGGTTTTCTCCTGCTGGTTACAATCGCGGTATTATAAGAGGTGCAATTAAACTTTCTTATAATCCACAGAAAGCAGATAGAGACATTCTTTACAAAGCTCGGATTAATCCAGTAGTTAATTTTCCTGGCATTGGTGTAGTTTTGTTTGGTGATAAGACTGCTCTTTCTAAACCAAGTGCATTTGACCGCATTAACGTGCGCCGACTGTTCCTTGTTCTTGAAAAAGCAATTGCAACTGCAGCTAAATATATGCTCTTTGAATTCAATGATGAATTTACCCGAGCACAATTTAGAAATATGGTTGAACCTTTTTTGCGAGATGTTCAAGGCAGAAGGGGCATTACGGATTTCTCAGTAAAATGTGATGCAACAAATAACACTGGTGAAGTTATTGACCGTAATGAGTTTGTTGGGGATATATACATCAAACCTGCTCGTTCTATCAACTTTATCTCATTAAACTTTATCGCGGTACGAACTGGCGTATCGTTTAGCGAGGTAGGAGGATAAGTCATGGCTAGTATTAACGATTTTAAAGCAAACTTAATCGGTGGTGGTGCAAGAGCCAATCAGTTCAGAGTAACTATTACAGCTCCAGGCGGCATCGCAATTGGTCTTGATGTTCGTAGAACATCTTTTATGGTAAAGGGCACCAATCTTCCTGCTCAGGAATTGACCCCAATCGAAGTTCCCTTTCGTGGCAGAAAAATTTATATTGCTGGCGATAGGGAGTTTGGTGAAACTTGGACTACTACATTCATTAACGATACGGACTTTATGATTCGTAACGCAATGGAAAGGTGGTCTAATGGAATCAATGACTTGGCACTAAACACTGGTGTTATTGACCCTGCTGATTATCAGACAGATTTGACTGTTGAGCAGTTGGATCGTGATGATACAGTTCTGAAGACATACATCTTTAGAAGTGCATGGCCAGTATCTATTGGTTCAATTGAATTAACTTCAGAAGCAGCTGATGCTCTTGAAGAGTTCGAAGTTACATGGAGATATCAACACTTTGAGGCTTCTGGCGTCAATTTTTAGTCCTACTAAATAGTAATAACTAGTAGGAGATATTATGGCTGAGTTATTTGGTTTCAAGATTGAAAAATCATCTAAGGATTCGGGTGGAGGAACAACTTTCTCCACCCCAACTCCTGATGACGGCACTATTGATGTTGCCGGCGGTGGTTTTTTTGGACAAATTTTAGACACTGATGGAAGAGAACGAACCGATTTAGATTTAATTCGACGGTATCGTGATATTGCACAGCAAGCAGAATGTGATACCGCAATAGAAGATATCATCAATGAAGGTATTGTTGCAAACGAAAACGATCAAGCAGTAGAAATTACTTTAGATCGCTTACCCTATCCAGAAAAAATTAAAAGAAAAATTCGTACAGAATTTCATGAAGTTTTGCGACTTCTTAGTTTTGAACAAAAGGGCCATGACATCTTTCGCAGATGGTATGTGGACGGCCGTTTATTTTATCACAAAATAATTGATAGTAAAAACCCTAGAAAGGGTATACAAGAATTAAGATATATTGACCCTACTAAAATTAAAAAAGTTAGAGAAGTTAAAAAAGAAGTTGATAAAAAAACTTCAATACAGATGACCCAAAAAATTGAAGAATATTATGTTTATAATGAAAAGGGTTTGGGTTCAGCTGGAAATGCTGGTTCCAATCAAGGATTAAAGATTGCAGTAGATTCAATTTCGTATTGTCCATCTGGTTTGATTGATGGTAATAGTGGAAGAGTTCTTTCACATCTACACAAAGCAATTAAACCTGTTAATCAACTTAGAATGATTGAGGATGCATTGGTTATCTATCGGATATCAAGAGCGCCAGAAAGACGTATTTTTTATATTGATGTTGGTAACTTACCTAAGATTAAAGCAGAACAATATCTCAAAGACGTAATGAATCGTTATCGTAACAAGTTAGTATATGACGCATCTACTGGTGAAATCAGAGATGACCGAAATCATATGTCTATGCTTGAAGATTTTTGGTTGCCTCGTAGAGAAGGTGGTCGAGGCACAGAGATTACAACTTTGCCTGGCGGCTCTAATCTAGGAGAGATTGATGACATTCAATATTTTCAAAAGAAACTTTACAAGTCTTTAAATGTTCCAATCTCTCGTATGGATTCTGATGCTGGATTTTCTTTAGGTAGAGCATCAGAGATAACAAGAGATGAACTAAAATTTACTAAGTTTGTACAACGCATTCGTAAGAAGTTTGTTCCTTTATTTACAGACGTTCTTAAAACACAACTTTTATTGAAAGGTGTTATTGCACCAGAGGATTGGCCATCACTACAAGAACATCTACAATATGATTTCTTACAAGACGGTCACTTTGCAGAACTTAAAGATGCAGAACTTCTCAATGACAGAATACAAGCACTTGACGGCATACAATCATATATTGGTACTTTCTTTAGTAAAGAATATGTATTAAAGAAAGTCTTGCGTTTGAATGATGCAGAAATTGCTGATATGAATGACCAAATTAGAAAAGAACGTAATACTGATCCTATGGACGGTGGTGTTGATGTTCCTGATGGTGGTGACGGAATTACTCGTTATCCACAAGATGGCGGTGGCGGATTAGTAACCCCAGCAGATATGCCAGATTATGAAGAACCAGAAGAAGGAGATAAATAATGAGTAAGGAATTTGTAGACGCATTAGCGACAGGAAACAACCTAGAAGCAGAAACAGTTTTTAAGAGCGCAATGTCAGCAAAAATTGGAGATGCCCTAGAGATTAAACGGTCAGAGGTTGCAAAGACATTTGTTCAACAAGCAATTGAAGCTGAGGCGGAAGAAGAAGAAGTTGGTAATGACTAAAAAGTTTGAAAGTATGTATTCAGCTGTTCTTGAAAAAGATGAACACAAGAAATCTAAGACGTATCAAAAGCTTTCTCCGAAAATGAAGAACGCAGTTGATGAAATTTTTGGAGTTATGGACTCTAAACCTTCAGATTTCCTAAATACTTTTGATAAAACTATTAAAAACGCATCGAAAAAGTTTAAAGTTCGAGATAAAGACCTTATGAACTATTTTGAAAAAGAAATGTTATCAATATAGGAGTGAATAATGGCATTCGCAACACACACATTAGTAGATTCAGATTTTGAACTGGTCACTAAAACTACAATTACAGGAACAAACGGAACTGCAACAAAAATTGTAGATGTGTCCGAAGTTGCTGGAGCCGCAACTAACCCTAGAGTTTCTATTGTTGCTTGTCAATGGTCAGTTAGTTCACACACAGATATTGAATGGGATGCAACAGCAAATGTAGTTGCGTTGTCTCTTAATGGTTCTGGTAGTTTTAATGCTGGTGGGCAATCATTACCAAGTATTGCAAATAATGCTGGTTCTGGGGTTACAGGAGACATTTTCTTTGAAAATGATGCAGCTTGTGTTGGAACAATCATTTTAAAAATGAAAAAAGTATCAGGTTTTGATGGCATCATCATACCAGCATAAAGGATAGAAATATGAATACAGTTAGATTATTTTCAGAAGCAGTAGACCACGATGTAGAATATATTACCGAAGCAAAAGAAGACGGTGGTAAGACCTACAAAATTCGTGGTATCTTTATGCAGGCTGATATTAAAAATCGTAATGGTAGAGTATATCCTATGGAAGTACTTCAAAACGAAGTAACAAAATACAACAAGAATTTTATTAAAGAGAATCGTGCATATGGTGAACTAGGACATCCTGATGGCCCAACGGTCAATCTGGAACGTGTATCCCACATGATTACTTCTTTAGAGCCTGATGGAAAGAATTTTATCGGTGAGGCAAAAATCATGTCAACCCCTATGGGTGAAATTGTAAAGAGTCTTATGGATGAAGGTGCAAAACTAGGTGTTTCTTCAAGAGGAATGGGTAGTTTAGATCAAAAAAGTGGCGCAAGTTATGTTCGTGATGATTTTTATCTTGCAACTGCTGCTGATATTGTTGCTGACCCTTCTGCCCCTAACGCATTTGTTGAGGGTATTATGGAGGGTAAAGAGTGGGTTTGGAAACATGGCCATCTCTTTGAAGCAGAGTTAGAAGACTTAAAACAAAAATTTGATGTGGTTGAAGAAAAAAGAAATCATGTTGAAGAAGCTTTGGAATTTGCAAAGTTCCTCAAAAGTTTATAATTTATAAATATAAATACAGAAAAGGTAAGGAGACACCCTATGTCCGAAATAGATAAAACAATTGAAGAGCTGGAAGTTGAAGTGCTTGCAGAACTAGAAGAGGCGTCAAAACAGCCTACCGATGGTGCTGCTCCTTCCGCTAAAGCTGAAAAGGTTGATACCAAAACGCCAGGCGGAGAAGTAGAAGACGGAGGGGCAGCAGTAGTTGACCCAGAAGCCAAAGCTTCCCCAACAGACGTTGCTGGTAAAAAAGCAAAAGAAGTTAAAAGCGATGCACAGCAAAAAGGTGCAGGCAAATCAGATAAACCCGAAAAACTTGCAGCTGGTCATGAACCAGAAGGCGAAGAGGTTATCGTAGAAATGGATATGCCTAAAACTAAAATGGAATACATGACTGCCATGAAAGACATGATGGCTGGCATGGAAAAAATGAATAAAGAAAAACTTATGGCAGCATATAAGGATATGAAAAGTGCCATGACTTATGAAAAAGCAGAACCTACTGAAGAAGAAAAAGAAAAGGCTGAAGCAGTTGAAGCGCGAATCAAAGATATCAACGTCAAAGAAGACGTACAAGCTTTGATGAATGCAGATGACAGTCTTTCTGAAGACTTCAAGGTTAAAGCAGCAACAATCTTTGAAGCTGCAGTTAAATCAAAAGTGCGTTCAGAAATTGAACGTATTCATGAGGAAGTTAGTTCTGAGAGAGAAACCGAAATGGAGACTTTCAAAGAAGAACTTACTGAAAAAGTTGATACCTATCTCAACTACGTTGTAGAAGAATGGACTAAAGAGAACGAGTTGGCAATCGAGCGCGGTTTGAAGGGCGAAATTGCAGAAGACTTTATCTCTGGACTGAAACAGTTGTTTGAAGATCACTATATTGATGTGCCTAACGAGAAGTATAATGTTCTCGAAGCACAATCTGAAAGAATTTCCGAATTAGAAGATAAATTAAACGAGTCAATTGAAAAAGCAGTTGAAATGGTTAATTCAAATTCTAAACTAGTTCGTGAAAAGGTTATTTCTGAGGTTTCCGAAGATTTAGCCGATACCGAAATTGAGAAGTTCAAAGGCCTTACAGAAGACGTTGATTTTGGAAGTGAGGAATCCTTCCGAGAAAAACTGAATACTTTGAAGGAAAGTTATTTCCCAAGAAGTACTGTAGTTGAACAGACATTTGATGATGAAGATGGTACTGCCGCTAAGGACATTGATACGACAGAAGCGATGAGTGCTTATTTGTCGGCAATCAGTCGTAATCAAAAGGCAAGTGCATAATTTATATTAAACAAGATGTATATTAATTAAAGGAGAAACAAATGTTTCAGACAGAACATCTACAAGAAAAGTGGCAGCCAGTCCTAGAGCATCCCGATCTTCCTAAGATCAGCGATCCCTATAAGCGGGCAGTTACTACTCTCATCTTAGAGAACCAAGAAAAAGCTTTACGAGAAGACCGAGGATTCCTTGGAGAAACCGCAC